TGATGCTATAAGTGGAAATAATGTAAAAAAGCTAGCAAATGCTAAAAGGGAAATAGAAAGTTGAATCTATATGAAATATGCCTAGAGGTTTTGAAACATGCCAGTGAATCTGAAATAAATCTAGATGATGAAATGTCTCGTGAGACATTAGCTACCGAGATATATGACTTATTCTATGAATACCAAACATATAATTCGTATTGCGATAGTGGTTACTTAGTGGATTTAAAAGATTACTGGAGTTATAAACAAGACCTAGATGAAGACGAATAAATTAGCAGTATATGGAACGCTTAGAAATGGAGAGCGAGATACTTGGAAAGTAGATGGTTATACATTAGTGTTTCCCGGACATAGAGATTACCCTGCCGCATTAATAGATAACAGTCGTAAAGGTATGATTGTAGAATTAATGGATGTAGATGCTGGTGATATATTGGGTTACGACAGGTATGAAAGTGTAAATACTGGTTTATATGAAAGAAGAATAGTAAATGCATATAAAGAAGATGAAGAGGTTGAAGCTTGGATGTATACAATTGGGCCAGCTTTATTGCAGTATAGTGGAGTATTTGAAATGGTTCCTAAGCAAGATTGGTTATCGGAAGAGTGTCTAAACCTAAGAAAATAAATATAAATAAGAATAACGTATCAGATAAGGAACGTGTCCTAGAACTGGCTAGGAAAGATATAATAGCATTTGGACAGCTATTTCTACCAGAAGACTTTATGAAGTCAACACCTGCGCCATATCACTATGAATTAAATAATTTATTGCTAGACCCATCTAAAAAAAGAAATTGTATAATACTTCCTCGTGGTCATAGTAAATCAACATTAGCTAAAACAGCATTATTACATCACTTATACTTCAATCCAGAGGGTAAGAAAGAATTTATAGCTTGGGTAGCAGAAGAACAATCACAAGCTATTGACCATATAAAATATATACAAAATCATATAGAAATTAACCCAGCTCTTAATTATTACTTTGGAGACCTTATGGGTAGTAAATGGACTGAAAAAGAGTTTACCACCAGTAAGGGAGATAGGGTTATAGCTAAGGGTACATCTCAAAGATTGCGTGGTCGTTCACAATTAGGTTTAAGATATACAAAGATTGTTCTTGATGATTTTGAATCTGAGTTAAATACAAAAACACCAGATAGAAGGCGTGAAATTAAAGAATGGGTAATGTCTACAGTTGAACCAGCTCTTGAAAACTCAGCTGATAATGAGGGTTCTATATGGTTAATTGGTACAATAGTGCATTATGATTCATTTTTACAAAGCATATATGATGGATATTTAGAAGCTAAAAGAGAGGATAGAACTTATGCTTGGGATGTTATATATCACAAGGCTATTAACGCTGATGGCGATGTATTATGGCCTAGTTACTTTTCAAAAGAAAAATTGGCAGATATTAGAAGAAGATTTGAAGATGTTGGTCTTTCTCATAAATTTGCGCAAGAATACCTAAACGAAGCTAGGGATTTAGAAAATGCTAAATTTAAAACAGAAAGGCTAGAATACTATGACCACGAATTCGAAAGTAGAGATGGATACACATATTTAGTAAACTCAAAAGATGCTATACCTGTAAATGTATACATAGGGGTTGACCTAGCTTATGAAGCTAATGAGTCTAGTGACTTTCAAGTTATAATGGTTATAGGTATAGATAGTGATAGGAATATATATGTTATAGACTATATGCGTGAGCATATACCATTATATGATATGCCAGAAGAGATACTAGAATATTCTAGAGAGTACTCTCCTGTAAAAAGAGTTAATGTCGAACACGTTGGTGCACAGGGAATAATAAAAGACGCTGTTAATAAAATGTCTGGTTCTGAAAGAAAAGTTGCTCCCGGCATAGCATTGGGAATAAGACCGCCTACTGGCATAAAAAAAGAAGACAGGCTTGAGTCTTTGCTTGCACCTCTTGTTAATCGTGGTAAAATGTTTATAAAAAGAAAACATCAACATCTAGTCGATGAAATGTTTCAATTTCCAAAAGGTAAGAATGATGACGTTCTAGATGGTCTTTGGTACGCTGTAAATAAAGCCAGACCTCCAGTAAGTAAAAAGTTTGATGCTTCTGATTTTGAAGACTATGTAGCTCCAAAAACAGTAAAGAGAACAACAAAACGTGTTATTTCTTGGGTAACAGGTCAAAAAATATAAAAAAGTACTTGCATTTAACATAATGTATTTATTAAATTAATAATATAAATTTACAGGTGCATCCATTTCTAGTATAAGAGAGTTAGAAAAAGGCGAAGTTCAACATTCAGAAGTTAATAGACAACTTTGGAGAATGTGGAAAGATGCTCGTGCTGACTGGGATACAGAAGCAAGAGACTCAGTAGACTTTTTTCTAGGTAACCATTACACACAAGAAGAGTCAGATGCCTTACGGGCTGTAGGGCAAGGCGACTTTGTTATAGACCGTGTATATGCGGCTATAGAAAAATTAAAATCATTATTAACATCTCGCTCACCTAAGTATAGTGCTGTTGGTAGAGAAGACTCAGATAGTAGAATATCTAATGTATGGAGAACTATATTAGAATATATCTGGGATATATCAGATGGCGACGTTCAATTTAAACAAGCTGTTCATGACTATGCCACTGCAGGCATGGGGTATTTTTATGCTTACATAGACCCTGAAGCTGATTATGGAAGAGGAGAAGTTAAGTTTACATACCTTGACCCATTTCGTGTTTATGTAGACCCAGCTTCTAGACATAGATACGCTGATGATGCATCTGGTATTATAATGTCTACTATATTAACAGAAGACCAACTTCTAAATATGTATCCACAGGTTGAAGAATATATAGAAGATTTAGAAAGTTATTACGACGAAGAGGACTATCCAGCATCTTTAAAAAGAAATACATCAAATTCATTTACCCCAGATAATGTATACGATTCTAATTTTAATAGGGTAGATAAATACAGAATATTAGAAAGATTTACCAAGGTAAAGGTTCCTTTCTATAGAGTCTTTAATAAACAAGATGGTTCTGAAAACATAATTGACGCTGATAAATACGAAGAATTTTTAGCCAATGAGCAAGTTCAGTTATTGATAAAAGCTGAATTAATAGAAGTTGTAGAGGTTGTACAAACAAGAATAAAAATTACTTGCACTGTTGGTGATTTACTTTTATATGAACAAATTTTAAATACTGATATATATCCGATTGTTCCAGTACCTAATATATGGACAGGAACTCCTTATCCAAAATCAGATATATCTAAAGTTCAAGATTCTCAAAGACTCTTGAATAAACTTTTCTCTCTCACTCTCTCACACGCTCAGGCCTCTGCTGGTCTTAAATTACTAGTTCCTGAGGGTAGCGTGGATGATTTGGGGCAGTTGGAGCAGGACTGGGCTAGACCCAATGCTGTAATACCTTATAATCCTGAATTCGGTGCACCGCACTTCCCTGCCCCACAATCACTATCTGGAGAGTTTTATAATTTAATAAGTCGTATAGAGCATTATATAGACTTAAGTTTTGGTATCCCTGAATTGATGCAAGGTTTTAAAGAGTCTGCACCTGAGACCGTTCGTGGAACAGCTATGTTAGCTGAGATGGGCGAGACTCGTGGTAAATCAAAATTAAGGGATGTCGAAGGAAGTTTGACCAGATTAGGTCGTAATATATACAATCTATGTAAAGGTCACTATACTTACGAAAAAACTTTTAGAATCATACAGCCAAATAACGACATTACGGAGTTTACGGTTAATAATATGTATGACGATAAAGGTCAGGAAGTTAATGCCATAACAAATGATATCACCATTGGGCATTACGACGTGAGAATCATATCAGGTTCTACTTTACCTTCAAATAGGATAGCTGAATACAATATGTATCTTGAAGCGTTTAAGTTAAATCTGGTAGATGATGTCGAGGTTTTGAAGAAATCCGAAATCTTTGACAAAGAAGGTGTTTTACAGCGTAAGGGTCAGATGGCTCAAATGCAGTCATATATCAAACAACTTGAAGAGCAGGTTAAGAAACTTAGTGGAGATTTACAAACCGCAGAGCGTGAGACAATGAACTCTCGTAAGCGGGCAGAAACTGAGAAGTTCAAAGGCAGGCTCAATGAGATTAAAAATGATACTAAGTTTAAAAGCAAGGTTCAGGTTGATAATCTTAAAAGAATTGTTGATACAGAGACTCAGGCTGTAAGCTAATGAAAACAGAAGTAGTGGGGACATTTCCCCGGTTCTGCTTTTATAGACATCTGTAAAGGGTGATGCTAATAATAAAAGAAATCGAGGAATGAAATGGAAAACACTATGAACGGAGAAGTTAACACAATAGAAGGTGTGGAAGGCGAAGTTTTAGAACAAGTTGTTGAGCCAGAACACGTAGGTGAACCGCAGGTTAGTGAAACTGAAGGAGAACCTATTGATGACGCTAAGAAGTTCCAGTCAATGTATGACAAGCGAACAGCTGAATATGAAAAGCTCAATTACGAAGTTGAGGAACTACGCAAGTATAAACAACTAGGTGAGGTTCTCGAACAGAGACCAGATGTTGTTGAAGCTATGAGAAACACTTTGAGTGGTAACAAGGTTAGTGATACGCCAGAAACTCAAACGGTTAATGAAGATTCATTTGACCCTTGGGAGGCATATTACAAACCCGGTTCACCTTCGTATGAAATGAGGGTAAACCAAGAAAAGGCTCTTGTAAACGAAGCTGTTCAAGAACAGTTTAGCGGTTTACAAAGGCAAATGGCAGTCAATAATCTCAAGCAGGACTTAACTAGTAAATATGGTTTTGATGACCCAAATATGGCTGATGACTTTATACAGTTTGCTACAACACCAAGAGAAGAACTTCCCTTGGATATGTTAGTTGACGTATATAGAAAGTATAAAGGCGGAGAAGAAAAAGTTTCTCCAAATTTAGAAGCTGTTCAAAGGTCTCAGAAAATTGCACCTACGGCTGGCGTCGTTCAGGGTGCGGCTCCTGAAAAACCAAATGAATTAGAAGATGTCTGGACTGGGGTTATGAGTGCTTCTCGTAATACTCAAATATAATCTCTAAGGAGTCCTAAATGGCAACTTACAATCAAGGGATTGTGAATGTTGGTGACCCGGGTTCAGCCGCTTCTGGCTATCATACTCGTAGGTTATTTAACTTCTCAGACCGTGTAGCTGACTTAGCTCCAGAGGAATCTCCATTCTTCGTGTACCTTTCAAAGGTAGCTAAAGTCCCTACGGATGACCCACAATTCCGATTCTTAGAAGACCGAACAAAGGTTTCAATGACTGACAGGGGGTTTTTACTCGCTGGCTCTCATTCGATTCCTGCGGCTGGTTCTTCGTTAACATATTCAGTTGATACTTCTGGCGGTGCGTCAGTAGATTGGCTGGTAAAGGGAATGGTTTTTGCTGTAGACTATACAGAAAACAATTCTCCTGAAACAATAATAGTAAGAGTTGAATCTTCTCCAGTTGACGCTGGAAGCACTTCAACTTTTCAAGGAAAAACAATCTCGGCTGTTGATGGAGCTGAGACTGGTGCTGATAATGCAAAGTGTCAAGTAATTGGTACTTCGTATGCTGAAGGTACTGGTGCTCCAGATGTATTTTCTGAAGAGCTAGATAATGATTATGGTTATACCCAAATCTTTAAAACAGCTTGTGAAATGTCTAATACTGCTCGTGCAACACGTTATCGTGGATATGCAGATGAGTTCCAAAGAATTTGGAATCTTAAATTGCGTGAACATAAAGTAGACATTGAGCGTGCTATGCTCTTTGGTCAACGTGCAAGTACTGGGGGTATTCAATACACAGAAGGTATAGCTGGTCACGTTATTAAAAATGGTACAGTAAACCATGATAATAGTGCTCTTTCTTATACTTCAGGTGCTCCATACTTTCGTAGTTCAACTGCGGCAGAATTAACATACGATAGAATTCTTTCAGATTTCGAAGTCGTATATGACCCTGCTCGTGGAGGAACTGACAGTAAGTTAGCACTGGCTAGTTTACCTGTATTAACATTCTTTAACAAACTTGGTGATGGTCTCTTTATTGATTCATCTGTTGGGTATAGTAATAGTGCTATGCGTTATGATGTAAGTCAAAAAGATGGTAGATTTGGTCACAAGGTCTTATCTGTAGAAACTATTCACGGAACAATGAATATGGTAAAAGAACCTCTGTTTAGGGGATTCTCTTCCGGTTTCTTAATGATGGTTGACTTAGACCACGTTGCTTACAGACCTCTAGTTGGAAACGGTGTAAACCGTGACACTCAAGTTCAAACTAATGTTCAGTCTGCTGATGAAGACCTTCGTAAGGATATGATTCTTACCGAAGCTGGATTAGAAGTTTCTCTTCCAGAAACTCATTACCTACTTAACTTAGAAGGAGTTTAATAATGGCTAGAGCAAGTCACTTAGAAGAAAATAGTGGAGTTTCCGGTCACAAGAAAAAAGTAGAAAAAATCACAGCCGCTAGAACGCTAGGTAATGGCGATAGTGGTAAGGTTTTTATGCTTGATTCTGCTGGCGGAGCTTACTCAATTACCCTTCCAACCGCATCTTCTGCAGAAGAGGGAATCTACTACAAGTTTATTGTAGAAGAAGAGACCCCAACTGCTGATATTACTATTGCGGCAGGTAGTGCTATTATAAGCTTAGTTGCTTTTGATGGCGGTGGTGATGTTGGTAACTCAACTGCAGGTACTCAAGTATCTAACGTTCTTGTAGAAGCGGCATCTCAAAAGGGAGATTACTTGGAAATGATGTTTACCAATGGTGAATATGTAGCTTCAGGTATGTCTGCTATTAATGATGGATTTACTACATCATAAACTTAATAAATAAAGTTAACAGTAATTAGAACTGTGGGGGTTATCGTATAAAGGGTGACCCCCAAATCTAAAAAAAATTATGGCACAAAGAAAAAAAGCAAAAGCAATAAGAAGAACTACTAGCAAGGGTGGTAATTACAGACCTACTAAAAAAGGTGCTGGTATGACTAAGAAGGGAGTAAGGGCTTATAGAAAGGCAAATCCCGGGTCTAAATTAAAAACTGCGGTTACTGGAAAAGTTAAGAAAGGTAGCAAAGCGGCTAAAAGAAGAAAGTCTTATTGTGCTAGGTCAAAAGGCCAGTTAAAAAGAAGTTCTGCTAAAACTAGGAATAATCCAAATTCTAGAATAAGGCAAGCTCGAAGAAGATGGAAGTGTAAATAATGGCTAGAAAAAAAAAGAAAGGCTTGTATGCTAACATACACGCAAAAAGAAAACGTATTAAAGCTGGCAGTAAAGAAAAGATGAGAAAGCCGGGAGCTAAAGGAGCGCCAACTAAAGCTAATTTTAAAAGAGCGGCTAAAACAGCTAAGAAAAGACGTAAAAAATGAAATGCGTAAATTGCAATACTCCAAATCCTGAAAGATGGTTTTACTGTAAAAGTTGCGGTAATAGAGCATCTGAACCAATATATACAACAAATTTATTTATGATGAGTGAAGGTGCTAAGAGAAGTGATGTTGAGTTTTCAGTAAAAAATATGGATGAGCATATAGCAAGTATTGCTATAGATAAGAAAAAAAGACAAAATAAAATTTGGCAAGAAAGAATTAAACAAGCGGGAGTTAATTAATGGCTACGTTTGAAGCACAGGTAGAAGGTTTAACTAGCTTATCAATAGATGGAAGCAGTGCACCAACACAAACTGAATTAACACAGTTTCTTACTGATGGCGCAAAAGAAATTTTAAATGTTTTACCATTATCAAAAAAAGAATTATACAGTACATCAAGTGAATTAAATTCAAGTAGTACAAATCTAACAGTAGGGGGTTCTGAGATTTTTAGTGTTACTAGGGATGATGGTACGATAAACCAACCCTGTAGATTAATACCTCCTAATATGAGTGGAAGAGCTAGTGATTCTGATGATATGAATGCGGCTTCAGCCACAGACCCTGTTTATTACATAAGTAATAATATATTAAGTGTAATACCTGAGCCAAGTAATTCAAACAATGCTCATGTGCAAATACTGGCTTACCCAGCTGTAGCATATGGAGATAGCTCAGTAACTAAGTTTCCAGATGAAGCTGAATACTTAATATCCTTATATGCATCTGTTAGGTCTTTACAGAATAAACTAGGTAGTAAATCATTAGATACACCTTCATTAAATATAACAGCTGTGCCACCCGCTGTACCTACATTAAGTACAGTTTCATATAGCACTGCTTCTAATTCAGATGCTTCAACAACAGCAGTTGGAGCTATAACAGTTGCAACTGTTGCAAAGGGTGATATTAGTGGGGATGTACCAACATATTCAAAGCCTTCATTAACAACTAGAGTTTCATTTGACACTTTCTTTGAAGATACTAGTAATAAAAACCCATTTGGTGATAGTGACCCGGGTGAATTTTCAATATCTATTACTGCACCTGTTGCTCCAGCAATAAATACTGTATCTTATACAGATGCAACAAATTCTAATGCTAGTGCTTCAGCAGTTAGTACAGCAACCGCTAGTGCTCCGGGAGGTGTTGATGTTGCAACACACGCTCCAACCTTTACAAAACCTTCAGTTGCGCCAAATTTTGCAAAAGTTGATTCTCATATAGATGATAATGAAGATGTTGAATTGGCTCAGGTAAAAATTGCTGAAATACAAGCACAAATAGCTGAATATAATTCTAATATAAACAATGAGCAAAATGAATTTAATAAAGAAAATGCTAGATATCAAATAGAATTTAAAGAAGCTTCTGAAAAAGCTAACATGGATTTACAAGTAGCAATACAAAATGCAAATAATTTAGCACAGGAATATAGGCAGGAAGCTCAACAAACAACTGATATAGATAAATTTAATAAAGCTCAAGACCAAGCTCTAGATTTAGCAAATAAAGCTAAGTCTATGGAAAAGTTAATTGCAGACAATAGTAATAAATTACAAAAATTTCAAAATGAAGTTCAGATTTATCAAGCTCAAGTTAATACAGAAGTTGAAGAATACTCTAGAAAATTAAACAGATATCAAATGGAAGTTGGTAATGCTTTTCAAGCTTGGTCTAAAACAGAATCAGATAGCTTACAACAATATCAATTAGATATACAAAACGAATTAAATGAATTTAATAAAGATAACGCCAGATATGATGCTAATATAAAAGCTGAACTAGCCAAGCATAATACAGATTTGCAAAAAGCAATAACTCAAGCTAATATAGATGCTGAGGACGCAAGGCAAGAATCAAGGCAGGCGATAGATATTGACAAATTTAACAAATCTCAAGACCAAGCGTTGGACTTGCAAAATAAAGCAAAAACTATGGAAGCTATAATTACAAATAATGATGATTTAGTTTCTAAGTTTTCTGCTGAATTAAGTAGATATTCTTCTGTTATTAATGAAGAAGTTCAGCAATATCAAGGCAATTTGCAAAATAAACAAATGGAATATACTTGGTATGAAAAGCAACAAATAAAATTACAAGCCGATTACGATAAAGGCTTACAAATATTAATAGGACAAGGGGGATAAAATGGCGGCTGATAAAGCAACGGTAAATGTTTCAGCATCGCTTTTACCAGATGAAATTAAAACATCAGTTGGAGGAACAACTGTTTATGATTTAAATGAAGTAGGAGACAATAATAAATGGACTTATTCATTAACTATAGTTGGAAGTAGCTATGAAGATGCTTTGTTGGCATCTGTTCCTTTCTTAGGTCAAGGTACTACAGAAGAAGGTGCAACAGCTACTGTTAATGGTACTGATGACATTGTTTTTTTATTTGTTAAACACACTGGAACTACTGATGGTTCTACAACTACAACTGCAAATCTTCATATTAACGTAGCAAGTGGAGCCGCAGATGGAAGTACTGTAGGAGATGTTATACTAAAGCCAAATGAATGTTTTTACGCTAGGCTTGGAAATACTGAAATAAATGATGTTCACGCAGATTCATCTTCTGGGAATATACAAGCTATGGTTTTCGCAGTATGTGATGATGGTGGAGTCTAATGGCTGTACATACAATAACAGTTAAGAAATTAATTAGTAGGGTGCGTCAGGTATTCCCAGATGCACCTGAAAAGTATATTATCAATTTAATTAATGATGCGCTTGTTGAAATAGGTACTCATAAGGTTAAGGTAGTTCACGCTAAGATAACAACTGTTGCTGATAGAATGTATTATAATTTAGCTGATGGGGCAACAGATTCTAGTGGAAATAGATTGGAAGCTAACCAAGTAATGAGGGTTTATTTAATGGATAGTGATGGTGACTATATACAAATACCTAGGCTAGTTGATAAAAATTTATTACTAGCTGATATAACAAGTGAATCTAACCTAAACGCACCGGATTAATCATGGCAAGTAATATTAAATATCCAGAAAATCAAGCAATGTATTTCATAGAAGGTGATAAACTTGGACTGATAACTAAAGTAGATTCCTCTGGAGATAATAGAACTTCAGCTAGAAAAAAATGGAAAGCAATAGCTGAAGCTGTGACAGATGGAGTGTTAATTCATTATTATGCCGAGCCTAATAGTGTATCAGCTATAACAGACAGCTTAGATATAGATAATGCTTTAGAATTATCTGTTGTTGATTATGTAAAAAAATGTTTATATATGGACAAAGCTGGTATTTCAGTAGATGCTAATGCTATACAATCATCTATGGCTATGAGTTCAATGCATGAAAAAAGATTTAAAGAAGCTGTACAGAGATATGGAGTAAGAAAGAAGGACAAGACTGGCGGTAGCCGTGTTGTTAAAGTACCAAATTTAGTTTAAATTAATCTCAGATAGGGAGCATTCTCGCCCCGCAAGCTGAGAAATTACAATAGGAGAATACTATGGCAGACCTACAAAAATATAGAGCACACGAATCATTAGCTATAGATACAGCGGCTGATTGGCAAGTACAGTCAGCAGTAACTGCTGATGCAGATGGGGTAGCAGTTAACGTGACTGGATATCATACAGTTCACTTACAATCAGATAATGATTTTTATTTTACATTTAATACAACAGGAACAGATTCAGATATAAGTACTTCAAATGATTTATATTTAAAAGGTGGTGACACATTATATTCCTTAAAAATACCTACAGGTTTAGGGGATACTTTATATTTAATAATGGAAAGAAAAGGTAGTTCAGACGCAACGGTTAGAACTATCTTAGCTTAGGAGCATATTATGGCGTTCATAACAACAACTGACGAACATATAGCATCCGGTGGTACAATAACTGGTGATATCACTATTAAAGGTGATTTAACTGTAGAGGGTGATGGGTCTGGGACTTACGATGAAATAATAGAAGGAAATTTGCAAGTTGGAAATTCTTCAACAGCAGATTCTAATATTGTCATAGAGTCAAGTTCGAGTGGAGACCCAAAGCTTCAATTTACAGCAACGGCTAATCGAAGTGGATTAATTGATTTTGTTGAAGGTAGCACATTACAAGGTGCTATTGTTTATAAACATAATGGCGACACTCTTGGATTTAGTACAGGCAGTACAAACAGAACTGAAAGATTTGTTGTTAATGAGACAAGTAGTTATTTTACTTCAAATGTACTTGTAGGATTAACAACAGCAGATGCTTTACTTGATGCGGCAATTACACCGGCTCTGCAAGTTGAAGGCACAACATCAAGTGGTTCTTCATTAAGTATATTTAGAAATGACAATGGTTCTTCTGGGCCATATTTAATTCTTGGTAAATCAAGAGGAACAAGTATTGGCTCTGATACTGTTGTACAAGATAATGACCAGTTAGGTCAAATTGCTTTTGTAGGTGCAGATGGAACTGATAGAATCACCCCGGGTGCGAGAATATTTGCAAGGGTAAATGGGACTCCGGGTAGTAATGACCTACCAACAGAATTAGTATTTGAAACAACTGCTGATGGAGCATCGGCTACTACTGAAAGAATGGTCATTAATTCATCAGGCAATATTGGAATTGGCACTGCACCTGCACAGCCACTTCATATAAAATCCGCTACACCTAGCATTTTATTTGAAGATACTACTAATGGATATTTAGCCTACGTTGGTGATGCTCAAGATTTTCTTACGGGAAGTTCACCTGCCGCTGATTCTTTTGGTATTAGAAGTGAAGGCGATATTCGCTTAGGAACTGGTGGTAATAATTTAAGAATGGTCATTGATTCGTCAGGCAATTTTTTAATGGGTCATGCAACATCAATGAATAGCGGTGGGAATACACCTAAGTTGCAAGTAAGTAACAATAACAATGATGCGGCTATAGGTGTTTATAATTATGGTAGCAATGCGGCACATTTTGCATCGTTAAGATTAGCTCACAGTAAAAATGGTACAATAGGAAGTCATACAGTTCTTGCTGACAATGATAAAATCGGTACTATTGAGTTTAATGGAAGTGATGGTCTTT